CCTAAATCCATAATATTATCTTCCTTACAAAGGGTTCCCGTGTGAGTCCACCCAATTAACTTGAAGTCTGGAAACTTACCTACCACTAGCATAAAAATATCTACCTCTTCTAGACGAGCGTTTAACTTGGAGAGAAGTTTTCCGGTCTTGTATTCTGTTGTCTTGACATCAACCTTTTTGTTGTTAATGATGAGATCGTATCCGCTGTCTGGTTTTAATTCCATATTAGGGTAGACATTATATATTTTAGCGGCGGCAAATTCTCCCCCTATACCTTGCAGGTCCGTGTCCCACCCAGATTGGCTGCCTATTTTCTGATCAACCCTTCCTACAGCACGGCTTATTTGTTCTCGCATAAAAGCTAATTGCATACATATCATTTGCTCAGAACGAGACAGGCTATATTTTATAGACAAATCTGCGTTAGGGTTTTCAAGGAAGCGTTTGTCGTACCCGTAGTTTATACTCATAATATCTCACACTTATCCCCTGTGCAAGCGAGTTCTTGGCTACCTATTGTGTTGTCATCATCTTCCCTTACAGACAGCCAATCAATGGCCTTTGTTTTTGGGAACATGGAATACTCTTCTTTGGTTATCTCCTCGTAGGGAGCAACCTCGTAGCTATGGCTATCGTCTGCTCTAGGCAGAAAGCTTACGCCACTGACAATATCAAAGTTCTTGTAGCACCAAGCCCCAACCTCTAGCCACTCATCTTCACCCACATAGATAGTGACGCTAGGCTTATGCTCACACCAGTGCAAGGCGAACTTCTTCCATATCTCAAGATGTTGTATGGCTGTAAACTCATGTCTCGTGCGGGACTTAGCAGGAGCCTTCATAGGAAAGGAAAATACGATAGCTTCCTTGTTGTATGGGTCATCTTCGTATTCAATCCCTGCGTCCATTAGAGCCTTATTCAGGGGGTCTTTCTTGTCCTGTCTGATGCGTCGTATGTAGTACTTGGCGTAAGCCGGATGCAAGCCTGACCCTGCAACGCCAGTCAGTTGAGACACAGTGCCTGACGGCTTGATGCAAGTGATGGCAGCAGATGGATTGATGTCCAGCTTCTTGGCCCAGACATTGTTCATGTAAATAGCAGACCCTTTCCATGCGTTAAGCTGATCGGGTGTAGCGTTCAAGACTACGGGGCAATCAAACACCCCAGTAAAGCTGACACCTAGTAACCTCTCTTCCTCTGCGTTCTTTTTCCAGATCGGCCTGACGTATCTGAAGTCGGTGAGAGCAGACTGAATAGTACCAAGGATGGTAGCTAACCCTATCTTGCGGGAGACATCATCCACAGTATCACTAGGACGCAACACTACCTCTGAGAGGTTGCACGTTTCTGCACTTCTGAGGCAAATTTCAGAACATGGATTGCAACCAAACTCATGGTCTTTATCTCTCCTCTCTGGCATTAACTTCTTAACAGCCTCTCTGTTAAAGATACCCCTCTCTCCGCTATGCGATTCATAAAGGGAGATCCACTCACGCATGAAGATGCCCATGTCAGGCTTCTCTGTATAGCACACGCTATTGTTAGCCAGCGCTCGTTGCGGATTCTCTATCCACCACTGGCCTGTCTTTGCGTGTCTCATCCTTTCATCAGTCAGGTTGCTCAGACTTATCTCTGCTGCTCTCCTTACTCCACCAACTACCACACTCTCTCCGTTCCAACACATGAGGTCATGGCACTCAATGCTACTCAGTTTTCTACCCTTAGCATTCTGGAAGGTGTAGATGTAGTTTCCGAACAATCTTTCCAGAGGATCTGGCCCAGACGCACGACCCCCGAAAATTTTAAGACGAGCGCCAGCCTTGCGAATCCTACTGTAGTCTACCTTGGGTATCAGCCCCTGATAGAGCAGACTCACCAATTCTCTCAACGCCTTTGCCCACCCTATCTTGCTATCAGAAACAACGATAGTGGTGTCTGACTTGTGAAACTCTTCAGCTACCTCTGGAAGACGGCTAATGAACTGTCTCTCCACGCTGAACCCTACCCCAGTTCCACAGAGAAGAACGTAAATAGATTCGTCAAATGCTCTAATATGATCTACTGCGAGATAGGCACAGTTGTATCCTGCCATGTGGTCTCTGGTCAGAGCGCCCGTGCCGGGATCTGGGTCAGCAGTCATGAAGGCTCTCATGGAAGGCATCACTTCCATATCAAGGATCGCTTGCTTAACCTCTTTAGGGAAAGCAGCCACAGAAAATCCAGCTAACACCCACTCCATATAGTTGGTGTAGCGATTAACCGTTTCGTTCCATGACTCTCTACGTCCCTCAGAGTCTAGGTAACGTGCGTATCTACTCTTGTGAATTATTCCTTGGTATTCAGTTATCATTTAATTTCTTTCCATTGATCGTGAGGATACCACTTCCACAGGTTAATTGATTCTATGCACCAGAATCCTTGGACACTATCCCTCTGGACAATATCAAGGACTTTAATTTCTTCCGTAGCCTTGTTTTGTAGCTTGATTTTTTTACGCTTTGCTTCCATTTGTCTTTCAGCTTGTGTTCGTTTGCCCATTCTACAAAGTCATCAAGAGACATCCCAGCGTGTTTGAAAAACCATCTGTCCCACGATTCGCCCTTTGAGTTTATGTCCCATCTCTTTGGGAACACCTCTCTAGCCATGTGATAGACCCGGAAGGTCTGATCTATGTCGTCTTGCCAGTAGAGACTGGGGGTGTTGCCACCCCCGTCCTCTCTAGAATGGAAGGGAGTCGTCATCCCCGTTTGCTGAAGAAACTGCTGAACCTGAACCTGATTCTTTCTTACCCATCTGCATCGAGTAAGCTATGATACTGGTACTGTACTTCTCAACACCATCTTTGCCAGTGTACTTACTGTAGGATATTCTCCCTTCAACGTAAAGTTCCTGACCTTTCTTTACATACTCAATCACAGTGCTGGCAAGCTTACCAAAGAACGTCACGCGATGCCAGTCTGTCTTTTCATTGTCACCGTACCCACTGTTGGTAGCCAGAGAGATGTTTGCTACGGCCTCTCCCTTACCTGTTTCTCGCGCTTCCGGATCTTTCCCTGCACGACCAACTAGAATTACTTTGTTTACATTCATATCACATTACCCTGCTGTCAACCCATGAAGGGTCATATTTTTTAACAAGCTTCCACAACGAGAGAGCATGGTTGAACATACCCGCGTAGCGCGTAGTGTCCTCATGCTCCCATTCAAGCACACGATGGCCTTCGCCAACGTCTATGAATAAGTTCATTACCCTGCGCGTGTTTCCCATGCCAAAATTATAAGCTGCTAGTTGCGCACCGTAATCATCGTAGACCATTTTCTTTACATTAGGTTTGGCTGGGAATTCTTTGGTCTTGAAGTCTATCACCCACTCGTCATTGTGTAAATCAATTTTCCCGCCAAAGCCTGAGTGGTGAGCAAAGGCGTGTTCTGCTACCCAATCTCCACTGTCACACACCTCGTTCAATTTCTGGTGTACGTTGTGGCATATCTCTTCATACTCTGGGGAAACTTTAATTCCTTTGAAGTAGAGTTCAAGGTGGTCATGGACAACTGTTCCGCGATTCATTACTTGCTGCTGTTTCTTACTGAACCGTGTTCTAGCAAGTTCTTGGTACTCAGAGAAGGATTGATCTCTACCCATATTCTCTGCCGAATGAAACTCAGTCCAGAGTGCATCCATCAGTTCGTTCTGCATCCATCCTTCCTAGCCTCACGCAGAGTGGTGGGTTTTGGCCCCAGCTTTCCCGCCACCTCATAGCGCGGGTTGCCTTTTCTATCATACCAATGGCTCATATGTCTGGTCCTTGTAGTTCTTCAGAAAAAGTGGAACTCCTCGACACCAAATCCTCCATGATTTTATTAGAATTTAATTGCACTATTTCTAAAACCTGATCATAGCGGGATGTATCGTTTGTTACCTTTGCCCAACTTACGCAATTATAATCCCTACATAACTGGGGTCTATCTTCATAGATACTACATTCATAGTATGGAGTATCGGCATGTTTTGTTTGTTTAAGATGAGAGCATTTTATACTCAACGAACCATCACTAAAGGTGATGTCTGGATTATTTTCCGCGATTACCCGGTAAAACTCCAGTTGTCTGGGGTCTTCAGTGTTGGGGGTTACCGTCAGTTCACAACATAACCCACACCTCTTACATAACTCAGGAGTGATGTCCTTCTCTTGAAGAGGCCAGTCCTGCAGAGTAACCGGAATTTCAAAATCGTTCATGAGTAA